CTTCAACTATTAATCGGTAAGCAGCTAACCTACTCTTACCAGTACGCCGACCAGCCGCTACCACATGGAAACGAGTCTCGTCAGCCCATACCGTCTTTTGCCACGGTAACAGCTCAATCTTTAAATCACTCAAGGTTTTTTAGGTAAACGGTCTTTTTACCTTCCTTAACAGCACGTAGCACTTGGTTGTTATTCTTACCCTCTTCGAATGAGCAGTGAACCCATCCGCTATTTGGCTCACCTTCTTTGTAAAACTCTAGGATGAGTTGTTTGAAAGTAAGGTTATCAATAATCCACTTAGCTAAATCTTTATTGTCTAAACCCGGAACCTCGAAGTCAGCCGCACAACCCTTACAGTGGTCGCTTGTAGTACTCCCACCAATCGCCTTGTTTAACTCAGGGGATCGGTAGCCACTGGTGACGGTAACTACCCCATGTGAGTCTCTAACCTTCTGTAGCACCATGTTACACAGGGTGGTTAAGTTGTTTAACACCTCATTGTTTGGTGTGTTGTCAATATCCTTGCGAATTGCCGTATCACTTTTAGTTAACTCTTGGAGGCTAAAATTGCGTGAAAGTTTCATTATTTTTTCCTTAAATCTATAATCTTCTCTAACGTTCGACCACCAAAGTAGAAGGACATGATTAACATACCCCACTGCCCTAGTAGCTCAACGTAAGCGCTATTGGTGTTCATATCGAAAGCACTCATAATAGCAAACACAAAATAGCCTATAAGGATGGCTATTAGTGTCATGGGTCGTATGTTTTTAGATAACCAACTGTCGCTGGTCATATCAGAGTTTAACCTAGCTGTGAGGTTGTTTTGCTCTGTTTCGTATAGCTTCGTCTCGTTAGCTAACTTTGTTAACTCACCCTCTTGGGCTAACCGAGCTAACTCTATTTGCGCCTTCGCCTTAGCCTCTGGGTCGGGGATAAGTTTGTCAATTAACTTACCACCTATATTAAGTAATGAATCAAGTACCACTGACATCCTCCACGTCTATATAATTGTCCTCGTCAATCGTGACTGACTCACCAACACCACTGATGGTGATGTTAACAGATGGCCTACTGTTTGATGAGGTGGCCTTATCGAAATATGACATGGGTAACATACGGTCAACCAAAAGCTTCCACGCCGCTGCTTGATTCTTGTGGTCATCGTCAAGTGCAGCGTCTAAGATGGAGTCTAACACCTTGCGGGATTTAGGTGACGCCATCAACCGAGCTTTAAATTCCTCGATGGCTGAGGCATCCCCTTTAGGTCTACCAACTGGTCTTTTCTTAACTTCGGCTAACCTATCTTTCGATGGTCTACCCTTTTTCTTTGTTGGATTATCCATTGCTGGTTCCCCTATGTAGCACTAACTAGGCTATATAGACTACATACTTTCTAGTGCTAGTTAGTCTATATAGCTATGAACTATGAGGTAGTGGTTAACCATATTTAGTAACCAGAAACATCATACCCTATATAGTACATAGTATAACACACTTTTGCTATTTTGTCAAGTCTTTTCTTCACTTTTTTACAATTAATTTAGGTCAAAAATACTGTTCAGTCGAAATAGTCACCTTAGCGACTTCGACTGTTAGCTTTCCTTTTCTTGTTAACTCTCTCCTGTTAGCTGTTTAGTCAAAAGTGCTTAAAAATTAAGCAGTTATGCTTGTTAGCTATATAGACTATCTGTCTCTAATTAACCCTTATTTGTTCTTAAAATACCCTATTTTGTATCTGAGGTGGTACTACAAATATACAACGCAGACCAAGCCCTCCCCGGGGGTGTTGTTGTAGCTACGCAACAGTAATTGGGGACAGAGTTATCCACAGGTTATCCACAACTGTATAGACATACAGGTAAAGTTATCCACAGGTTATCCACAGGCTATATAGTCATGTGTGAGGGTCTATGCTGGTGGCTATACAGTTAGACAGACAGACCAGACAACCTATAGCAAAAGACTATCAAGATAAGCAGCCGATTAAAACATACAATCAACAAAAGTATTGACAGCGTAGAAAACTACGTTATCATTGATACATCAACAACCAAACCTAAAGGGGTTAACAATGACAACATATAAACAGCGTCAATTTAAAAGAGACTTAAAGCGTAGCCTACCTAGTTTCTTAGCGTCAGTCATGCTAGTGTCGATCTTGACGCTAGGTTTTATTGTCTTTTCTATCTAAGGGGTTAACATGATACGCATTAGCAAGACAAGTAAACTAGATGGCATCCTCTCCTGGTCACTGCAGGCCATCGAGACGTGCCCAGGGTCGCTAGGCAAAGACGGCGCATTAGTCCCGGCTTGTTCGGGTTGTTATGCCACCACTGGTAACTATAACTTTCCCAACGTCAAAGCCCCACGGCTAGAGAATAAACAAGACTGGCAACGTGACGCATGGGTTGCCGATATGGTTAAACAGTTAGACAGTAGCCGTTATTTCCGTTGGTTTGACAGTGGTGATATGTACGCCATCGGGTTAGCCGATAAGATGTTAGAAATTATGGAAGCAACGCCGTGGGTTAAGCACTGGCTACCAACCCGCATGGCTAAGTTTCCTAAGTTTGCTAAAGTTATAGCTAAGATGCAAGCGTTGCCTAATGTGATGGTTAGGTTTTCAAGCGATAGCGTATCGGGTGAATTTGATGCCCGTCATGGTTCCGTTATCATTGATAACCCCGAAGCATTGCCCAGTGGTGCTACCTTGTGTGAAGCATACGCTAACGACGGTAAGTGTAACGGGTGTCGCTCATGTTACAACAAAGACGTGCCAGTTATTGCATATCCGGCGCATGGGCGTAAGATGGCTAAGGTTATCCGTATTTTGTCCAACAAGGTTTAAGGGGTTTAGAATGAAACAGTTTATTATTGACGGTTTAGGTTATGCCATGTTTACAATGGTAGGTGTGGTTTTGTTAGCCGCATATTTTGATGTATTATATTTCACACAGTAAGGGGATAAAATGACTGAAGAGCAATTGTTTGAGTTTTTTGCATACCTTGCCGATTACATTAATGAGGAGCTAGAAAGAGGGGCCACTATTGACAAGTACAGTATTAGTGATGCTTACTTATCTTTTATGGGGGGTTCTGACGATGAATGAGGGGGTTTTATGCTAAAAGCAACATACATAAACGTTGAAGACGGTATATGCGCTACTGTCACCGAAGTGACTAAAGGTTATGCGGTAACCTTGATCGACGCCGACAGTGAAAGTATAGTAGCTACTAGGGTTTACGATAACGTTGACCAAGCGAGGGTTTGGGCGTTAGAATTTATTAAAGGGGTAAAACATGATTGACCAAGCGCAACACCACATTGACGAAGCCACACGGCTTATCAAACGAGCGATTATGACCGATACCCTCATGGGCAACAATCAGGCGGAGTATGTGGCCTTCTTAGACTTATGGGAGAGTCTCTACGACCTCGACCGCCTGATAAAGAATTGGGACGAAGACGAGGACACGGTAAAACAAAACCTACTAGCAGACGAGCGTTAACCCTAGGACATAATCGGCAGATTCTCTAATAATACTACTATTAGACTTTCTGCCGTTGTCTCTGGGCTAGGGCTTTTCCTAGGTTATCGGAGCTATACATGAAATTAGACCAACTACTACTATCGAGCGGTGGCAAATTTATCACGGTTACCTTCACCAAAAAAGATGGCAGCCTACGCACTCTCACGGGTCGCTTAGGTGTTACCAAGCATTTAAAAGGCGGTGTAAGCACTTTAAACCCTAACCTATACGTTACCATATATGACGTGCAAAACAACGGCTATAGGGCTGTTAACCGGTCTACGATCCATTCGGTAACGTGCGAGGGGGTAACTCATGAGTAATTGGTTGTTAGCGCTTGCTTTAGGGGTTATTCTGTCACTCTCACATTATCTAAACTAGGGGTTTTTATGGTATCAAATAAATTGGTAGTTTCAGGCTACAACGACGGGGTGTTGTTAATAGAATTGACGTATAACGGGTTGTTAGACTTTAAGCAAATTGATAAGATATGCGAAACACTACGACAACCACTCAATGACATGGGTGAGCGTGTAACGTTTAATATCTCTATCATTGACGATAATTTTTAAGGGGTTACCATGAAAAAGTACAAGGTTACAGTGCGTAAGTGCGTCTATTATTACGCCGATATTGAGATGCAAAGTAATGGTGTGACAGATGATGACGTGTTCGAAGATGCTTTCATCGCTATGGATGATATGGACGCTGCCTCTCTCATTGAAGATGATGATGAGCTAGAAATCCTAGGTGTTCAAGACTTAGGCACTGGTAGATATATCAATATATACGAGGTTAGCGTATGATGTACGAAATTCAGACTAAATGGTCACACATGGTTGTCTATCGCACCACCGAGCGTGGTAATGCGTTATATTGGCTCGAAGAGAATAACCAAGAGGGGATATTTGTGCTTGTGAAGGTGAAAAAAGTATGATATATTTGGCGGGTGCTATTTTGTTTATAATTTTAATTGGGAGCTTAGAATGAGATGTAATTGCTGTAATGTAATATTATCACCATTTGAGAGTACTACCAGGAAAGTGAGTACTAATGATTTCATTGACATTTGTGAGAAATGCTTGTCAACCATCGACGAAGATGTCAAGGTTTTGACCCGTGAAGATTTACGATCAGAAGTTGGCACGGATCTTGCAAACTATATAGACTGTTTTGACCTAACAAAGGATAATGATGAATAATAACGAAGAAGCTACGTTGTACTACACTGTTAATGACGCTATTGATGTTATCAATGCAATAGGTTTAGAATTATTTTTAGAATCTCTCTTCAAAGAGTCAAAAAAGCGTTCGTTAACCATTGATGAGATGGAGGCTATGAGAACGTTACATGACAGTTGGGAGTTATAATGGCTAACTACAAAAAGATGCATATACCCTGCGACCATTGCGGAAGTAGTGATGCAGCAGTTATCAACGAAGATGACTCGAAATATTGCTTTAAGTGCAATGTGCGAGACAAGCCACAGAATGGATTTAATATGGTTACCCTACCACAGGTATCAACCACACCCCAAAAGCCTCACCTGAGCCGTTCTGATGCGTTTCAGAGCGGTATTAGTGACCGACGGTTGGCGCTAAAGACAGTCGAGGCTTATGGTGTTAAGTTAACAAACGAAGGAGAGGTGTTATTTCCCTACTTTGACAAAACAGGTACGCAGGTTGCCAACAAGGTGCGGAGTAAGGATAAACAGTTTAAGGTTGAAGGTGAGTGGAAGACAGCCCTATTGTTTGGTCAAAACAACTTCTCTAAGGGTGGTGATGTTGTTACCATTTGCGAAGGTGAGTTTGATGCGTTAAGTGCCTACCAGATGATGGGTGGTAAGCAAGCTGTTGTCAGTATCCGCTCAGGTGCTCAGTCAGCGCTTAGTGACTGTAAGGCATCCTACGAGTGGTTAGACTCATTCAGTAAGGTTGTTATCTGTTTCGACAATGATGAGGTTGGTCGTGAAGCTGCGAACAAAGTGGCTGACTTGTTTGGTGGTAAGGCGTTGTTATTCCAACATAGTCAACAACACAAAGACGCTAGTGACTGGTTGGTGCAACGTGCTGAGGTATTATTCTCTCAGGCGTGGTTAGCATCTGAGAAGTATAAGCCAGAGGGTATTGTCACCATTACCGACATCAAGCAAAGGCTGTTAACCCCACCAGTGCCGGGTGTGCCGTGGTGTTTCTCTACGCTAACAGGGTTGACCTATGGGAGACGTAAGGGTGAGTTATATGCTTTTGGTGCGGGTGTGGGTGTTGGTAAAACTGACGTATTCACACAGCAGATAGCCTACGACATCGAGACGTTGAACAAGAAGGTGGGTGTTATCTACCTAGAGCAAAACGTGGTCGAGACAGGGCAACGGGTGATGGGTAAGTTAGACCAACGGCTATACCATGTACCTGACGCTGACTGGAACCGTACACAGTATGAGGAGAGTGTTAACCGAATTGAGGAGCGTGATCAGCTATACATGATGGAGCACTTTGGGGCTATGGATTGGAAGACGATTAAGGGCATCATTAAGTACTTTAACAAGGCGTATGACATTGAGCATATCTACCTAGACCACCTGACAGCGTTATCGGCGCAGGAGCAGGATGAGCGTAGGGCACTTGATGGCATCATGGCAGACATGGCATCGTTGGCGCAGGAGCTTGGCATCATCATCCACTTCATTAGTCACCTGACAACGCCAGAGGGTAAGTCTCACGAAGAAGGTGGACGTGTGATGGAGAAGCATTTCACAGGCTCACGGGCTATTGCACGTTGGTCGCACTACATGTTTGGGTTAGAGCGTAACAAGCAGCACACAGACCCGATTAAGCGACAGACAACGACGTTTAGGGTGTTGAAGGATCGGTTTACTGGTCGAGCAACAGGTATTAAATTTGGCTTGCAGTATAACCAAAACAATGGTATACTACGTGAATCAGAGCTTTTAATGGATGATGTATTATGATGGAAGACTACGGGTATTGTAGTAAGACGGGCGTATGCTTCAACCCTTTCGGTATCAAGCCTGAGTGGGTGCAGAAACGAGCATACAAGATACGACATGGGTTGTTAATTGAACAGACACAGGAGGCGTTGTTTTGACAGAGACTATTGGAACATCAAAAGTAACATTAATCCGTGAGAACGAGGACGGTAGTGCAGACTATCAACTCAACTTTTCACCGGAGGAGTTGGATGCGTTGACTAGGCTAGGTATATTAACCGCACTTCAAGTGGCGATTGAAGATGCTAAACGCCTAAATCCAGAGGAAGATGATGACTGATAAGATAACTAAGGATGGTGTGGCCTGCATCGACTTAAACTACTATTGGCGACCGATAGAGGAAGCACCACACGGTGTTAAGTTACAATTACTAAGTATGTATGGTGTGGCCTCTCACGGGTCGTTATCACCTGCTATAATTGAAGATGGTTTCTGGATTGGCTGGACACCCTTACCACGACGGAGGAAGTAATGATTGACAACATAACCCTATGGCACAAACATGCTCGACCAGAACCAACGGTGCGTGACCTAGATGTTCAGATAGGCTGTCACATTGAGGAGTTCATTGAGATGATGGATTCGTTGAACATAGACGCTAACAGTGACTTGGCTAGGGCGCTTGATGATTTAGAGGAGTTCGCTGACGCATTGAAGGCAGGTGTTAAAACTGTATCATCAATAGATCGTGAGCCGCTACTTGACTCACTAGCAGATCAAATTGTTACAGCTGTCGGTGTTGGTGTATGCGCTAAGATGGATATGGATGCTGCCGTAGAGGAAGTTAACCGCAGTAACTGGTCTAAGTTCAATTACAAAGGCTACCCTAAGTTCGATGAGAACGGTAAGGTTAAGAAGGGTGAGCATTATCGTAAGCCTGATTTGAAGGGGATGTTTTGATTAACACATCTTTTGTTAAGTTGAATGAGCTAATCTCGGAAGGTGATTGGGAGTATTTTGAAGATCGTGAGATGTCAATGCGTGAAGCCGCAGGAAGGATTAAGTTTATGAAGGATGTAACAGAGACGCTAGAGCAGCGTGAGGGACGTTATGGTGAGTACAAGGATGTGTCAGCCACATCACAGTGGTTAAAAGATATCATGCATGCGGGGGATAGTTGGAATGCGATGGAACCCTATATGCAGGAGAGCTTGGACTTGATTGCTAACAAGCTGGCACGTATTGTTAACGGTGACCCCTTCTATGATGACAGTTGGCACGATGTAGGGGGTTATGCAAAGTTAGTTGAAATTGAACTTGCTAAGGGGAAGTAATGCAACAACTTATTGAAGATACCCTAACTTACGATCCAGACACTGGTTTGTTTAAGTGGTTAGACAACTCTCGAAAACACGCTAAAGGATGGTTTAAAGGCACTCTTTGCAATGGATACTTGAGGATTCAGATTGGAAAAAAAGCATATTTAACACACAGACTTGCTTGGTATTTAATGCATGGTAAGTTTCCAAAAGATTTTATTGACCATAAGAATGGTATCCCAACAGACAATAGGCTATTAAATTTACGAGAAGCAACTCCACACCAAAACAGTCAAAATTGTAAAGGTCGTGGTACTTCTTTTAATAAAAAAGGTAAAAAATGGGAAGCAAGGATTAGTGTAAACAAAAAAGATTTATTCTTAGGGTTTTTTGATACAGAAGAAGAAGCACGTCAAGCATATGTCAAAGGTAAGAAAAAATATCACCCATTTTGGATTGAGAAGGAGTAAACGTGGACTTAGTTCTCGACATCGAGACAGATAGCAAGCAGAGTAAGATATGGCTTTGCTATACCCATAACAGCGACACGAATGAATACATATGTCACACAAAACCGGATACACTCATACCCTTAATAAACAAAGCAGAGAGATTGATCGGACACAACTTGATCGGCTTCGACGCACCAGTGCTCAACAAGCTGTGGGGAACGAAG